CAGCAGCAGCCAACATGGTGGCCTGTGATCGCAACATTGCCTGCGGATGCAGCACATATCGATTGTGATATTGCTGTATGTATTCGTTTTTGCTGGCGCTGGTTACCCACCAAGTTAGTTCATTGCTGTCAACGAGATTGAAACTGTAGTCAGCATCATTTGCTGCCTGCTCACGCCAAAACGGTGTAGCAATCACATCAAGCCTGTTGGGTATGGTCCACTGAATTATGGCGCAATCTATCTTGTTGTCTTTGACAGCATCTGCTAGTTGCAACAATATCATATCATTACTAGCACCCACAACCGAACGATTTATTAGATTAAATTGTTTGGTCGTCAATACTTTCAGCAAGGTGGGCCATTTCTTAAAATCATGATCAACCCCGTTGCCATCGCTTATTACTAATAGGTTTTGTTTCATGATTTGAATACCAGCATTTCTTTGGTTGTTTTAAACCAATCTCTATAATCGTACACTGGTATAGTACAATTGAACTTTTGTTCCAAGCAGTAGTTGATATAGCCTTGCTCATGCAGATCAATAATGTGATCCACTGCCAAGTCTTGATTGCTGTCCAGTGCTTGTTCTATCTTGTTCCAATCGTGATACACTGCAAAATACACTGCATTGGCCTGTTGCCATTCGACACAAAGATCATACAATTGCTGTCTGTGGCATATAGTCATGCCCAATTGCTGTATCAATACGATCAAAGCAGTAAATGGATCTCGTACTAAACCTTCTAAACTAAAATTTAAAATATTGGGCGAGTTATCTGCTTGCCAACCAAAAGGCCAATTGTGATAGAACAGTGTATAGTTTTCTCTCTTGGCATAGTCTTCGTCGGCATCGCTCCAGTTTGCCATGGTAAATTGTGAATCTACTGTGGTCTGCATGGCCTTGACTACACAAGTTTGGTATATGATGGGCCTAACAGCGGTATCTATAGTCACACGTACTATACATGCGTCTGCAAACTTTGCGTTGATCTCTGCGTAGCCATCATTGTTGATGCCGTTATCGCACAAAACTAATACAGTTTTGTCAGTGTTGGGTATGGTTAAATTATATTGCTCGTCTCGGTAAATACCAGAGTAGGTCTTGGTACCGTGACTATTGCCTGTACTGCTAAATGCAAGTTTATTGTCTGACGGTTTGTAAGTTTCTTCAGCAAACTCTGTTAATACATGAAAAATAAAATGTCCAAACCCACCAGAAGGATAACTGATCAGTGTGACCTTGCTCATAAATTGCGATAAATGTCCAGCAGCAAGTTCTTGTTAAATTTATCACTTTCAATATTGGTAAGCTGACCAACAACAATTTGGTCTACACTTTCAAATTCTATGTTGCCCTGTATTTCATAATCTGTTAGGGCAGTGGTCTTGGCTGGAATAATTGTAATTTCTCTAAGTTTATACGTGTCAATAAAAGTTTCTTTGACAAAGGCAGCTTCTTCATAGCTGACATCAATGTCCAAGTTGACCCTAACGTGCATATTGGGTTGCAACATGGCCTCAGTATTCTTTAGCACATCGCTAAGTTGGAACACACGATAACGAGGCTGATCGGGCCACGCATGATACTCGGGCTCTTTGCCCCATTCCAATATTGTAAGACCACGCTCATCATCCCCGGCGTCGGCATAGTTGTGAGGGAAAGCATTGCCAATATAGGTCACGTTGTTTTTGGTTTGCCGTTTGTGAAAGTGACCTGAGAATACATGTCCGAAATGAGTAAAGTCTTCTCTGCGAACTTCGCCGTGATCTGGCATAGCCACCATGGCGTTCATCAAATAGCCGGGTAGTTCAAAGTGACCAAAGATGTATTGTCCTTTGAGCTTGTGCAATCGTTTGTGGTCGTCTCCGACAAGCCAAGGAGCGATAACCACATTATCAGCAACAAACCAATCGTTAACAATTTGAATGTTCGGGAGGTGACGAGCCCACTCAACTGATTGGATATCACGTTTATCCCGATAATACAAATCATGATTGCCAGGAATGAAGAAAACACGTTCAAAATTATCATTTAGATGTTCCAAGGCCCTTAGGCTGTAGTTGAGTGTGACAATATTGATGCTGGCACGATTATTGTGCCAGTCGCCGAGAAACATGGCTGTCTCGCAACCTTCTGATTTAGCTTTGGCTGTTGCCCATTTGACAAAATTCAAACAGTCTTCATTGTGTAGTTGACTGTTTGATTTCAGACCAAAGTGAATGTCAGTAAAGATCGCGGCTTTTTTAAATAAGTTACTCATTTATACAGTGTAACAAAAATGCAGGGGCAAATGCAAGCCCCAATTAGTCGTCGTATCCGCCATCCGATGCACTATATCCGCCACTCATGCCCTGACGTGTATAACTTGGATTCAGGCCATTCATTTCTAAGATATCATCTCGAATGTTTTGATTGCGTTTTTCAATGTTAAGCACACGGGTAAAACTATTGGTAACTGCGGCAGTGTAATAAGCAAACGGGTTGGCACTCTTTGATTCATCAAAGCGTAAACCAATGTAAGTCAACTGTAGCAAGGCTTGAGCCCTCATTTCATCATTGTATGTGTAGCCACGCCAGTTGCTACGTGTAGCATAACGTTCACACAGTTTGATATACATGTTGGCCAACTTGTTGGTCATTTTGCCATGATCTTTTGAAAACTCGCCAGTTTCCAACTCGCCACGCCAATGGCTCTTGCCCACACAATAAGGTTCGCCGTTTTCGTCTAGTTTGAAATGTTGGAACGGAGGAAAATTTACTTTGACATACTTGTTATGTGCAGTATCTTCTTCATCAAACTCCACAATTAAAGGATCTTCCTCATCTTCAATATCTAACGCAGCCATGCGGGCCTTGCGAGTTTTGGCATCATCTAGTGGGATATGGTCCCAAGTCATAACACGGAAAACCACATCTGTGTCTGCAACATCTTTGAGTTTGATCTCAAACTCGTCCAATTTACGTTTTGTACCATCAGCAGTTGCCGCCTCATGTGCAAGTTTGGCCAAACGCTCTGCACGCAGTTTGCGTGCTTCCAACGTATTTTTCTTATTGATCTTGCTGAAGTCTGGCAGGATCATATCGTAATCAGCGTATTCTGGTTTAGTAAACTTGCAATAAGTAGTCTTGCTTTTGTGTATTTCTTTCAGAATGTCTTTGTTGTTGAGGTAGTTGGTTTTAATTTTGAATCTCCTAAAACTATGACTATAATAGCAAAGTTTTAATCATAAGTCAACCTTTATTAAGTTAGCAGTTAATTCTAACTAATAAATACTGTAAACGGATATCTTACTTATGCCTTTATTACCATCAGCTGGCTCAGAAGCGGCAGCAGCAGACGCAACGGCAGCAGCCAATGCAAGTGCCGGCACCAACTTATTTGCTCAAGCAGCGGCGCAGTATCAAAAACCTGGTGTAGTTGATGCACTAATAGGTGCCATTGACCCTCAAAATTTACGCACTAAGATCTCTGGTCTACTGTCTGGAGGCGTGTCTAGTTTGTTTTCCAAACAAACACAAGCAGCGCCCACTGTACAGATCAATGGTTTGGGTGGAGCAGTACCAACCAAAGCATCAGGTTCTGATTGGCGTGTGCGCATCAGTTTACCTGACAGCAGTAGTTTATTCTACAAAGACACCAGCAACAACTTTTTATCAGTGTTGGGACGTACCAAAGGTGTTATATTTCCCTACACTCCGACCATCAGTGTAACCCACACAGCAAGATATCAAGAACAAGCACTGACACACAGTAACTACAAACAATATTTCTATGATGGCAGCGATGTATCTGCTATTCAAATACAAGGCGACTTTACTGTACAAAACCATGATGACGCCATATACTTGTTGGCTGCAATACATTTCTTTAGATCCAGCACAAAGATGTTTTTTGGTAAAGACAAACTGGCAGGTAATCCGCCGCCCATAGTTTATCTAGACGGATATGGCGATTATTACTTCCCACATGTCAGCTGTGTTGTGACAGGTTTCCAACATACCATGCCCTCAGAAGTTGACTACTTGGAATTTAAAAACGGTCCACACATTGCTAGATTGCCTACAACTAGTCAAATTTCAGTTACACTACAACCAGTGTACAGTAGAAAAAATATTGCCAACAACATGACATTGACACAGTTTAGTCAAGGCAATCTATTGAAGAATAATGGTGGATTCCTATGACAGTTGAATATTCTAAAGCTAGTCCTTATTTTGAAACTAACTTGTTCGGGGGCAAGTTTCTGGATATACTGGAAACTAGAACTATAGACAAACAAGTAGACGATGTAAGTTTTACCATCAACGGAATTTATCAATATAGACCAGACTTGTTGGCCTTTGACTTGTACGGCAACAGTGCCTTGTGGTGGGTGTTCCGCGCACGTAATCCCAACGTTATTGATGATCCTATTTTTGATTTTGTCGCGGGAGTTACTATTATGATTCCTAAGAAAACAACACTAGCAGACAACCTGGGGCTATAATATGGCAACAACTCCATTGAACCCAGATGAAATTGAACATCTGGCGCACAACGTCACTAATCAAGTACAAAATATTACGGGTGTAAATTTAACCAACTCAACCTACGGTGGCGGGCGTGGCAATGCTGCACAGCAGTTGGCAACTTTTGATAGAACTGAAGCAGCGGCCGCAACTGATGCACCCAGTGTAAAGAAAACAACAGGGCTAGGCGGTAACAAAGAAAAAACTTATGCCCCTTCTTCTAATCCACTGGATCAATACACTAACTATACCTACGGTCTTACACTACATGTATTGACTAGAGACGATTACAACACATTGGTAACTTCACCTACAACATTTAAGCCATCAAAGACTTTAATTAGTAGTGCAGGTAGATACAGAAGTACTGACTTTGTAGCTACAGGCCCACGTTCGTTTAAAAATACTGGCAGAGATCCTGCATTCAGTGAAGATTTTTACTTTGAAAATCTCAGCATGGAAACAGTCATCGGACAAAACGCCCATACACGTGGAACCAATGCTATCAATATCAAGTTTACCATCATAGAGCCCTACGGCATGACCTTGATGGATCGTTTGCTTGAAATTAATAACACAGGCTTAAACGGTAAAAACTATGTAGAAATGCCCTATCTGCTAGAGATTAACTTTTTCGGAGCAGATGAAAAAGGCAATTCAAAAATAATAGACAATCAAACCAAATGGATACCTATTAAATTGTTATCCATGAAGATCAAAGCAGGAGTTAAAGGTTCAGAGTACAGTATTGATGCTTGCCCATTTAATCACAGCGCAAATTTGGAAACTGTGCAAAGTATCAAAACTCGTATGAATGTAACTGCGACCACTGTGGCAGATTATTTCAGCTCTGATATAGATGATGCAACCACTAAGTCAGTTGATGCTGCAATAGCAGAAGATAAAAAACGTAAAACCCCACCGCCAAAATCTGACACCACTCCCAACAATGGACAAAAGGGAGTTACAACACAGGGCGGCGCATTTATATACTATGCTAGTCCTAAATCCACATCACGAGAACCAAACAAAAAGTCTGACAGTGTAGATCAACCTCCTATAGTGGTTAATGCTAAAAGTTTTGTTGCCGCCTACAATGCTTGGTTTAAATCGCAAGTTAAAAATGGCAACATAGGATTTGCAGATCAAATAAAATTTGTATTCTTGGATGATGCCATAAGAAACTCTAAAATTGTAGATCAGAAAAAATCCAGTGTCAGACGTGTATCTGCAACAGGCGCAGCAGATACAGCCAAAGCCAATGACGGTAAAGATGCTAAAACTGCAAACTTTGATTCGGTAATACATGATTTAGAAGCAGGCACTAGAGTTAACGATATCATAAACTTGGTCATTCCTCAAAGCGAATACTTTTTGAATCAAGCTATAGATTCTTCAACTACCTCAAAAACATCCACTGGAAAATCTAGCGGAGGCGATGTAGTTCAACAGCAGGCAACACCTGTAAAATTATGGAAAATTGTGCCCAGCATAGAATTAGGTGAGTTTGACTCTGAACGAAATGTTTGGGGCAAGACCATTACATTCTATATCAGCACCTACAATGTGTATCAACAACGTGATGATCGTTTGCCCAAGAGTCCTCCGCCTACACCAGTAAAACGCTACGATTATCTTTACACTGGTCAAAACAGTAGCGTGATTGGCTTTGACATTGAATTCAATGCCTTGTACTATACTGCCATTGATGTTGATCGTGGTAAAACAAATGCCACAACTGGTGCAAACAGTAAACCAGAAGATCAGCAAGAAAAGAACAAACCAGATAGCGCGGCAAATAATCATCAAATTCAGCCTGAGACTAGGCACGTGGTAGCCAACGATCAATCAACTGGGGCAGGTGGCGCAGTTAATCGTAGCGAAACCATCAACGCTAAAAGTGCATTGAACAGCATATACACCACTGCTGGCGGGGATATGATCAGTGTACGATTGCAAATTTTGGGAGATCCTGAATTCATCAAACAGGATGACTTGTTTATTAGTCCGGCAGTGATCAACAAACTAAACAATAACAAGGCCAATGATGATCCTTACGTTCCTGGCACTAGAAGTCTTGCAATGGACACAGGAGAAATTTGCTGCTACTTGACATTTAGAACACCAACTGACTTCAGTGACAGCAGCGGATTGTATAATTTAGATAGTAGTAAATATCGAGTTAGTGAGTTCAGTGGATTTTATAGAGTAATTACAGTAAATAGCGAGTTTAAATCTGGTAAATTTGTTCAAACACTAAACTTGGTCAGATACCCAATGCAGGATTCTGTCAATAAGAGCAAGGCCAATGATAGCGTAACCTCGTTGGGCGACGCCGAACGTAAAAAGACAACTACCGCAGAACAAAAAGCCAACAGCCCCCGAGTATCTAAATCAGATTTGGATCGTGCTAAAACTACAGCACCCGATACGCAAACTACTACGGCAACTACCGCACCAGCAGCAGCATCAGATGCAGCGGTCAAGTTAGGCACAGCCACAGGATCAGATTTGGACGCAGCCTTCTCTGGAGATATAGTCAACAATGCAACAGACAAAAAACTTGCAGAAGTAGCTAAATCTGCACCAACACTGGCGCAAACGCAACAAAACATACTTGCAGCAATCACGAGATAATAAATGGCACAAAATAACGTTTACAGTTCAAGATTTTCTAAATATTATGATAGGGACAAAGTACCTGGTGTCAGATATGATACAGCCACACAGCTGGGTATTGTTAAAGACAATCTAAGTGCTGCTCGTGATGGTCGTTTGCGTGTATGGATTCCGGACTTTGGCGGCGACGAAAACAACTCGCTATTTTGGCGTACAGTCAGTTATGCCAATCCCTACATGGGCAGCACTTATCAGCCTGAGAGCAGTCAGAACAACAATTTTACTGGCGTAGTTCATACCTATGGTATGTGGATGACACCCCCAGATGTTGGCAATCAGGTCTTGTGTACTTTTGTCAACGGCGATCCTGAGCGTGGCTTTTGGTTTGCCTGTGTGCAAGCAGGTGTCAGTAACTGGATGACTCCCGCCGTGGCAGCAAGTTCAGCCAATGTAGACAAGACTACTGTAAGTGCAGACATTAAAGCCAGCATTTTGCCCGACACAAATGTGCCGCCACAAGTATTGCCTGTTGCAGAATTCAATGAAAACATCGATGGGTCATTGAACAGCGTATTTTACAACAACAAAAAGCCCATACACGAATTTCAAGCAAACATACTGTTCAAACAAGGTTTGGATAGAGACGGCGTTCGCGGTGCTATCAGTAGCAGCGCACAAAGAGAAACACCTAGTCATGTATTTGGTATTAGTACCCCTGGTCGTGCGCTGACTAAGGATCCAGCAGATGACCCAGAATATGAAAACAAAGTCAACAGTGGTAGCATCACCCTAGATCAATATGCTGTGCCCACACGTAAAGGTGGTCATAGTTTTGTAATGGACGACGGCGACACCAGCGGTAAAGATCAGCTTATGCGTTTCCGTACAGCTGGTGGTCATCAACTGTTGATGAATGATAGCGAAAGCGTTATTTACTTTGCACACAAGGATGGAACCAGTTGGTTGGAAATAGACGAAACTGGAGTCAAAGCCTATACTGCCGGAGACTATAGTGTCAGAGCAGAGGGTGTGTTTAACCTACACGCTGATAAAGGCATTAACATACACAGTGGCGGCAGTATCAACATGGTCAGCGAGACCAGTTATACGCTTAATGCCGCACAAGTTAATCTTGGTGGTAGCGAAACTTTGTTGATCTACGGAGCTAAAACTAGCATTGGTGCCGGGCAACTTGTTATGAGTGCTGATGGCAAACTGACGGCGAGCAGCGGCGGCGCTATGACAGTAAGCGGCAGTACTATTGACATCAACGGCGGTGCAGGCGGCAACAGCATCAGTATGCCCACATTGGAAAAGAATAAACTCGCAGACACAACATTTGACGATAAAACAACCAAACTGTGGTACAGCGTTCCGCAGAGTGTTGACAGTGTTGTCACAATACTACCAAGCCACGAGCCTTGGACACGTACGGGCAAACCGGCTGCTACAACTAAATCAGTAAGTAGCAGCGTGTGCGCTCCTAGAACAGCAGGAACACCCACCAACTACACATTGCCAGCAGCCAACGGCAATACCAAAGATAATGGTAAAGTCAAAGGTGTACCAACTCCTTGGTCAACTGACAAAGCCTTTATTGATAAAGTTAAATCTGTTGCACAAAGCCTCAACTGTAACTATATTGATCTGCTGGCTTGTATGGCCAATGAAACTGATGCGACATATGATCCTGCATTGGTCAACAGTATTGGTGCTACAGGTCTAATACAATTTGTACCTCCTACAGCCAAAGCATTGGGCACAACTACAGATGCACTAAAAGAATTAAGTCGTGTAGATCAGTTGGATTGGGTATCAAAGTTTTATCAGTACTTTAAATTTACCAGCAAAGCACCTACTCCTAAACTGCAAGACTTGTATAACTGTATTTTCTGGCCAGCGGCAGTGGGCAAACCTGATGACTATATCATTGCACCTGCAGGCAGCAACGTTGCCAATCAAAACAAATCGTTACAATCCAGCGACGGCAGTATTACCGCAGCAAGTGTTGGTCTAGCAGCAGCCAAGTGGTTGCCTGTTGTACAGCAAGCACTAGCCAACGCAGGAGAATCGGGACAAGTCGCACCAGCTGGTGCCGTTGTAGACGGTAGCGGTAAACCTATTACTGACGCCAGTGGTAAACCTGTGACCAGCGGAGACGCGGGCATTACTGATGCAGCAGGCCAATCATTGGTGCAACCAACCTGCCCTGCAGAGTACATGGCTAAAACAACAACCTATACTCCTGCGGGCAACTTCGGAGCAAATACTCCAAACTTAAGTCAGCAGCAAGCCAAAGCAATGATGGCAGAATTGGGTTACTTCTTAAGTCAGTTTAACTATAGCTTTGTATCCGGCGATGCTCAGCGTATTGGTAAGTATGCAGTGGATGCAACTTATCTTGCCGCAGCAGGCTATATCAAACCAGATGCCGTTAAACAATACGGTACAGCAACATTGAGTAAAACTGCAAGCTGGACTGGTAGAGACGGCATAACAAGTCAAGATGATTTCTTTAACAGTCCAAATGTACAGGACACTATACAGTTCAACGAATTCACTGCCAGCTATACAGCATTGGTGGCCAACGGCGGGATTAAATCAACTGACGATGTCTGTACCGCAGCAGGCATGATGTTTGTGGCGCACGAAACACGTACAGCACAAGGTGCAGCAGATTGGCGCAGTAAAGGTGTAACTCCTACAGCCTGGATGGATTCTACATACAAAGGTGCAGATTTGTACAATCAAGGTCGTTATGCAATTGACGTATTGGCAGCAGGCGGTGCAGTCAGCAGCGTTGCACAAACTGCTGGTCTAAGCGGGGAAAATACTACTGGTATTAATCCAGACGATGTGTTTGTATTCGGTGGCGCAAGCGGAACTCGTGCAAACTTTGATCAATTAAACGGTACATTCAAAGATGCTATACTAAACATGGCCAAGGACTTCAAAGCAAAATCTGGCGGCAAAATAACTATTACCAGTGCATATCGTAGCCCAGCAGATCAAGATGCTATCTATCAACGTTGGCTACAGGCAGGCGGTCGCATACCCGAAAATCCAACTGCCGGCGGTATTACTACTCCTGCACTACCACAGAGTCTTGGCGGTAAGGGTAGCCCGCATAATAGCGGCGTTGCTATTGACAGTAGCCAAGGGCCGTTGATTGCACGTACAGTTGATTTGCCTAGTTATGGTCTACGCTGGGGTGGCACATTCAGCAAGTCTGATCCAGTACACATTCAACTGGCTAATGCAGGGCAATAAATACTAATATGGCAATACTATACAAAGGTTTCAGCACAATAAACCGCAGCAAAAAGTTTCGTGCTACTGATATTAATTTGGTTAAGCAAGACCTGCTGAATCATTTCAGCATACGCAAGGGCGAAAAGCTGATGCAGCCCAACTTTGGCAGCATCATTTGGGGTTTATTATTTGAACCACTTGATGACACAGTGAATCAATTGATTGTGGATGATGTAAATAGAATTGTTGGCTACGAACCTAGACTAGGTATTACCAATATTACCATAACACCGCAGGATTACGGCATACAGATTGAGCTAGATTTGATCTACATCCCCACAGATCAAACAACACAGCTCAGTTTGACATTTGATGCCAATTCCAACGACCTTACTACCAACGGTCCATATTAACTACGCACATTTTGATATCTAATAAATACACGATAACGGATGTATTTTAGATGTCAACAACTACACGCCAGACTAATTTATTAGTAAACCAGGACTGGACACAGCTATACCAGACCTTTAAGCAAGCAGATTTCCAAAGCTACGATTTTGAAACCCTACGCAAGACTATGATTGATTACTTGCGTAATTACTACCCAGAAGATTTCAACGACTTTACTGAGTCCAGTGAATACATTGCTTTAATTGATCTTATTGCCTTCTTGGGTCAAAGCCTGGCTTTCCGCGGCGATATGAATGCCCGCGAAAACTTCTTTGACACAGCAGAACGCCGTGACAGCATCCTCAAACTTGCACGTTTAATCAGCTACAACGCTAAACGCAACATCAGCGCCAGCGGTTATTTAAAAATTGACAGCATCAGCACAAGTGAAAATATCTTCGACAGCAACGGTCTTAACCTGAGTAACTTGCAGATCAACTGGAATGATACTGCCAACCCAGATTGGCAAGAACAATTTACCACAATTCTAAATGCCACATTGATCAGCAATCAGCAAGTTGGAAAACCTGGTAACAGCAGCACCATCAATGGTACACAAACTGATGAATACAGCATCAACTTGGTTCCTGGTGTGCTGCCAAGACAAAGTTTTAATGCCATTGTTGAAGACAGTACCATGAACTTTGAAGTAGTCAGTGCTACCAGCGTGGGACAAAACTACATCTACGAACCTGCCCCAACACCTAGCGGCAAATTTAACATACTGTATCGCAACGACAATCTTGGGAACAACAGTATCAACACTGGATACTTTTTGTACTTCAAACAAGGTGCGTTAAACACACAGGACTTTAACCTAAGTCAAAGTTTGCCTAACCGTGTGGTCAGTGTAAACTTCAACAACATCAACAACGACGATGTTTGGCTATACCAATTGGATACAACCAGCGCACCCACTACTTCGTGGGTTCAAGTACCTGCTATTGCTGGTATCAACGTTATCTACAATCAAAGCACAAATCGTAACTTGTATCAAGTCAACAGCCGCACTGGTGATCAAGTTGATCTAGTGTTTGGCGATGGTAGTTTTGCCAACATACCCAACGGTGTGTTTAGACTATACTACAGAACCAGCAACGGTCTACAGTACAAAATCACTCCTGACGAGATTCAAAACGTAGCATTCTCTTTCAGTTATGTCAGCAGAAACAATGCTGTGGAAACAGTAACCATCAACGCCAGCCTGCACTACACAGTGTCTAATAGTCAAACTAGAGAAACTATTGATGACATTAGAACCAAAGCTCCTGCACAGTACTATACACAAAACCGTATGGTTACAGGGGAAGATTACAACCTATTCCCTTACACTAACTTTAGCAGCATCTTAAAAACCAAAGCAGTTAACCGCACAAGTTCGGGCACAAGTCGTTTCTTGGATGTACTTGACGTTACTGGTAAGTACAGCAGCACAAACATTTATGGCAGTGACGGTGTGTTGTACACACAAAGTCCTACCAGCAGCTATACTTTTGGCTTTGTGACTGCACAAGACATTTATCAAACAATTTACAATACTGTAGCTCCATTGATTACAAGCACAGCAATGGAACAGTTTTACTATGCCAACTATCCTAGATTTACTCCTCCTACAAGTACATCATGGAATCAAAGCTCCGCTACAGGAAACAGCAGCACTGGCTACATTGTCAATGGCAGCAACCAAGTATTGCAAGTGGGCTTAGGAGTAAGCAACAATTTAAAATACATCACAGCAGGATCATTGATCAAATTCAATGCAGGTCCTGGTAATTACTTTGATGCACAAAATCAAATTCAATCAGGTACGCCTGTTTACGCCAGCCAAAAATCTTACATTTGGGCCAGCGTAATTACCTCTAACCCAGGCTATGCTGTACAGTTGAGTAGAAATATCCCAACCGGTGCAGTTGTGGAAAGCATTATTCCTGTGTATAAAAATGCACTGGGCACTGGTGCATTAATCCCCCAAGTGGTCAACTTGCTACAAAGCTATCAAAACATTGGCTTGACCTACAACGTCAGCACCCAAGCATGGCAAATTATTTTGCCCAAAGATTTAAACTTGGGCGCATTCAGCTTGACCAACCAAGGCAACAACACAGGTGCAGGTTTGGACAGCAGCTGGTTAGTGGCCTTTACCTATAATGGTATCAGTTATAACATCGCACACCGTGGTCTTGAATATGTGTTCCAAAGCGTGGGACAAACACGTTTTTACTTTGATCCAGAGGTCAAGACCTTTGACAGCGTTACAGGTTTGACCATCAACGATCAAGTCACAGTACTAAAGACCAACAGTCAAGCTGACAGCGCAACACCGCTGGGCACTGATCAGTTGTGGTACATATATGACAACGTAGTGGACCAAGACGGCTATGTTGACAATACACAAGTTAAGATAACGTTCCCTAGGACAAACAACGACGGTATCCCTGATGATCCTGATCTGTTTACTACTATTGTAAATCCAACTGTTAACTCAGCATTTAAGCATGTCTATTTCCAAGAAGTTACCGGAGCAGGCAATTTTATCACCACAGTACCAGTTGATGATGCGTTGATTGTGTCTATATATCCAACATTGTCTGCGATCAATACCAACATCAATTTGTATTTGAATGGTCAAATTTTCTATGCTACCGCTGACAACACGTTTTATCAGTTAAGCATCAGCAACAACAACACACGCACACTAACACTATTGACCAACTATGTGGCACAAACAGGTCGTCAAAATCTACAGTTTCAATACAGACACGGTAGTCCAAACGATCGTCGTATTGACCCAGCACCCAACAACATTATTGACTTGTATATTTTGACCAAGCAGTACAGTGATAACTATATCTCATGGATACAAGACACAACAGGTACAGTAGTTAAACCAACATTGCCAACCAATGATGAATTAAAAACAGAATATGGTACTGGCACAACTAGCCTTGAAAATTATAAAGCAATGAGTGATACACTGGTCTACAACACTGGAAAGTTTAAACCTTTGTTTGGTTCTACTGCAAAAGGTGTTGACCCTAGCCTACAAGCAACTTTCAAAGTAGTTAAAAATCCCAATGTCACAGTAAGCGACAACGATATTAAGAGCGGGGTGATATCAGCAATCAACACTTATTTTGATCCAGCTAACTGGAACTTTGGTGATACATTCTACTTCAGTGAGCTCAGTACCTATCTTCACACAACATTGGCCCCCAATGTGGCCAGTATTATCATTGTACCCAACAGTACAAACATTGCCTTTGGCGGCTTGTTACAAATCAACAGCAACCCAGACGAAATCATGACCAGTGCAGCCACAGCAGACAATGTACAGATCATCAGCGCAATTACAGCAGCACAAATTAATCAAACTCTAGCAGGATTGGGAATTGTAGTTTAATATGGCACAAATTCAGACAGCAAATTTTTTACCAGAAGCATTTAGAACCGAAACAAACAAAAAGTTCTTGAATGCAACACTTGACCAATTGGTTACACAGCCTGACCTGCGTAACATCAATGGGTATGTGGGCCGCAAGTTCGCCCCAACATTCAAGAGTACTGATAATTATCAGCCTGAACCTACTCAACTACGTCAAAACTATCAGCTTGAGCCCAGTGTTGTTGTAAAAAATAAAATCACTAAAGATACTGAATTTTTTAGTAGCTATATTGATTTGTTGCAACAAGTAGGACACTATGGCGGGTTGACAAACAATCAATCTCGTTTGTTTGACAATGAGACTTACAGCTACAATGGTTTGTTTGACTTTGATAAATTTGTCAACTTTAGTCAGTACTACTGGTTAGAAGACGGACTAACGCCTGTAACAGTCACAGCATCCGCAGTTCCCACACAAGAAACTTTTATTGTCACTAGAGATACTGCCACTGGCACTTACAAATTTAGTACCACTGATGGTGTAGAAAACCCAGTTATACAATTGGCCTACGGCGGTGTATATCAATTTGTAGTTAACCAACCAGGATATCCATTCTGGATTCAAGTTGCTCCTGGCGTAGCAGGTACAAAATCTACACAGACCAACTTGACTGGCAGAGATGTATTGGGCGTTACCAACAACGGCACTGATGTAGGTACCGTTACTTTTAAAGTACCACAGCCTAATGCACAAGATTATTTTGCTAGAATGACTCTAGCTGGCAACGCTGATTTGAGTACAACTCTAAGTTATACACAAGTTCAGGGCCAACGTTTGAGCACAATTGTTGCAGCAGGCGAAAATGGTTTTGATGGTGTCAATGCACCAAATCAAATCAATTTAAAAAGTTTGATATTTGTCAATACTGATGTTGATGCAAGATTCTGGACAGCAAACAACTATACAGTTCCCGTAAATCTACGTCGCAACGCATGGCAAATTAGCCTAAGCAGCGATGCTGACCCAATCGTAACATTAAATCCATTGTTGCAATCTTTTACCATTGGTGCATTGCAAAAAGTGTTTGTCAGCGGCGGTCTTAATCGTGCTGAGTATACTTACTATTTGGCCAATGATTATTTGCAGTACAACGTATTTTCTTTGATGCCAGACGTTACTGCTCCTCTTACTACCTTGTATTATCAAGACGGAGTAGCAAGCTCATATGTGGGTCAGTTTAACTTGTTGCACACTGATGCATCTTATATTTCCGCTGCTGATATTGTTGGCGCTAAAACATATAAGAGCCCCAACGGCGTAGTGTTTACTAACGGATTAACAGTCACATTTGACACTACAGTTCAGCCTGCTGCATATCAAAACAAAACTTATGTGGTTGAAGGTGTTGGTACCAGTATTGTTTTGGTGGATAGTAATTTGTTAATTTCCCCAGAATCATATGCAAGCACAGGACTAGTAGCCAAAGACTATATCACTATCAATCGTTCTAGTATTGATTTGAATCCATGGACACGCAGTAATCGTTGGTACCATATTGACGTCATCAACGCTGCCGCAGCATATAACAATACCAATGCAGTAATAGATCAAAAACTAAGAGCTATTAGACCCATTATTGAATTTGAATCAAACATTCAATTGTACAATTACGGTAGTGTGGGTGTTGCTCCTGTTGATCTAATTGACTTTACTGTCAGCGATAGTAGAAATACCATTGAACTAGCACCTGCAGGCACTGCAATTGGCGGTGTGACTTTAACACAGGGTATGCGTGTTATTTTTGCAGTTGACGTTGATCCAACAGTAAGAGACAAAATTTACACAGTTAATATTGTTAACATCCCATCTCAATCTGGTAATGTTATCAATCTTGTGGAAGCAAGCGACGGCAACATTGTAAAAAATAACAGCATCATTGTTACCCAAGGCTCACACAAAGGTGTGCAGTACTACTACAACGGATCTACATGGTCTGTTGGTCAACAGAAAAATCAAGTTAATCAAGCACCATTGTTTGATGTAATTGACAGCACTGGTACAAGCATCAGTGCATATACCAACAGTACATTTGCTGGTACTAAGATTTTTAGCTATACCGTTGGTACTGGCACCAATGATACATCGCTTGGTTTCCCACTAAGCTACAGAAACTTTAATCAAATTGGTGATATACAATTTACCAACAATTTTGATTCTGATCTAGTCAATTACACTGACGGTTCGGGCGTTGCGCACGCCAACATTAATATTAACAATTTGGGATTTTTGCAGCAAAACACCAGCTTGACTGCTTACAACATTAGAAACACTTGGACAACTAATAGAGAAAAATCTAAACAATTTCAAATCATTGAAGGCGATTATGACGGTATTAATTCTTACTTTAGTATCGACATACTTGATAGCACAGCAGCCACTGTGCCCTACTTCCGTGTTTACATCAATGCTAAACTGACAACAAACTGGGAAATATACACCACAGGAGAATTGCAGTTTGTGCATGTCACTGATACTGCATTGACAAAAGGTGACCATGTTGATATATTGGTCTATAACAGCAACAAAGTCAGCGGCTTGGGCTATTACGAAGTTCCTGACAACTTGAACTATAACAGCGAGAATAAAAACTTTTCTACGCTAACATTGGGTCAATTGAGAAACCACATTGCCACAATGGTTGGTAACAGTAATCAAATTACTGGTAACTTCCCAGGCGATAGCAATCTGCGTGATGTTTATATCAAATCTCAAGGCGGCAGCATACTACAACATGCAAGCCCTGTGTTGTATAGCGAGTTATTCTTGGTTGACGATACTGCTAATTTTGTTCAAGCTCTGGATCTTGCTAGACACGAATACAGCAAACTTAAGAACAAAATTATTGAAGTCAGCACACGTTTACCTGGTGCAGATTATACCAATATTCCTGCACTACTTGATACTGTACTGAAAAATATCAACAGCGTTAAGAACAAAAGTTTTGCTTGGTACTATAGCGATATGGTGCCTTACGGTGACATCAAGAATACAATAACATATCCTGTTGAAAGCAGTGAAATTGTCAACTATCAACTTAGCAACATTTTTAGTGATACCACACTAAGTAATCTTGCAGTCTTGGTCTACTTGAATAATGTACAATTGACTAAAGATGTTGACTACGTTTTTGATACTAATACTTCGGGCGTTACTATTAAAACTGCCTTGAACATTGGCGACACCATTACCATTTACGAATACAGTAGTACTGACGGCAACTATATTCCAGAGACCCCAACCAAATTGGGCTTGTATCCAAAATTTGTACCCAGCAAGTATTACGATACAACTTACACAACACCTATCTATGTAATACAAGGTCACGATGGCAGCATTACTCCTGCGTTCAACGACTACAGAGATGATTTGTTGTTGGAGTTTGAAAAACGCATCTACAACAACATCAAAGTTAATTTGAACAACAACATCTTTGATTTGTACGATTACTTGCCCGGCAAATTTAGAACAACTGATTATAGTATCTCTGAATTCAATCAAATCTTAACCGACAGTTTCTTGACCTGGGCAGGAACTACACAAGTAGATTATATTACCAATACAACATTTGTATCAAGTAACCCGTTTACTTGGTGTTACAATAGATTTGTAGATTCTGTTGATGGTGAACAATTACAGGGCGGGTGGAGAGCTATCTTCAAATACTTCTACGATACAGATCGTCCTCATACCAACCCATGGGAAATGTTAGGCTTTGGCCAACAACCAACATGGTGGGAAAGCCGTTATGGTACCGCACCTTATACCAGCGGTAACATGGTGTTGTGGGATGATCTTGCGCAAGGTCTGGTATGGAACAACGGTGATAGTTATGTAGATGCTAGATTTGTTCGCACTAATCTGCAAAACTATATTCCTGTTGATGCAACTGGGTCATTGATTCCGCCAACACAGATCATGGTCAAAAACTTTAATAGCAAGGATGCTGCGTCTAACTTTGCTATCGGTGACCAAGGTCCAGTTGAAACTGCATGGCGTCGTAGCAGCGAATTCCCCTACGCAGTTCAACGAGCACTTGCATTGGCAAAACCAGCTTTCTACTTTGGTAGTTTGATGGATGTCAGCACATACCACAAAAACACAGATTTAAATCAATATGTGTTGTCTAGCTCATTACAAAGAATAACACCAGCTAGTATCAACGTCAACGGTACTTTGAGTGGTACTAGTGTGCTAAGAGCAGCGGGCTACTTGAACTGGATCGCAGAGTATCTACGCAATCAAGGCATCGATCCTGGCACTAAACTTTACGAGTATTTGGATAATGTCAACATACAGTTGGCCTACAAAATGGCTGGATTTACTGACAGCAGCTTAATCCAGGTTATTGCAGAGCAAAGCAGCCCAGGTAGTACCAATTCAGGTATTGTTATTCCTGCAGAAAGCTATTCTGTTGAGCTGTATAAATCAACTCCAACCAGCACTTATACCTATAGCGGGGTGATCGTTGAGCGTACCGGAACAGGCTACACTGTCAGTGGTTTTGACACCACACAACCATATTTTACAATTATACCTAGCCTTGTTAATAACAATGCCTACAGTATTCCTGTACTAAATGACTCAGCAGTTATCTATCAAGACTATCAACAGTACAAGATTACTATACCCTACGGTTATGAATTTACAACAAGACAGCAGGTCATTGACTTCTTGGTCAGCTATCAACGCTATTTGAATGCAGTGGGCTTTGCGTTTACTGACATTGATCCTGATTTAAACGTACAGCGTGATTGGTTGTTGAGCGTGAAAGAATTCTTAACATGGGCTCAGCAAGGTTGGCAAGCAGGTTCAGTTTTAGTACTAAGCCCTGTTAGAAATAGAATTACACTGTTTACAAACAGCGGCGTAGTTGATAAAATTCAAAACAGTCCAACACAAAGCCGCATACTTGACACTGCCTATAACTTTGTCAAATATAGTCAAATGTCTGTTAATAGAACCAGCACCGTAAACGGAAACTTATTCACAGCCAACGCCAACAACGATCAAACACTATCTTTGGTCAAGTTAGACGTAGTTGAGTATGAGCATATTGTTATATTTGACAACGTGGACATTTTTAACGATGTCATTTATGTACCTGAATTGGGCAACAGACAATATCGTTTGAAATTAATTGGCAAGAAAACTGGATCTTGGACAGGCGCAGTAAATCCGTCGGGCTTTGTTTACAACAGTAAAAAAGTTGATGCTTGGCAGCAAGGCACTGATTACTTGATGGGTACACTGGTTTCCTACAAGAACATAAACTACACAGCACTACAAAACATACCTGCTGCCACTACATTTGACCCCAACAAGTGGGCACAAATTACATCGCAGGAACTTAAAACTGGATTGTTGCCTAACTTTAGCTACAATGCAGAAAAATTCAATAGATTCAACGATGTTGATAATCCTGAGTTGTTGGGTGATTTCCACTTGTATAGCGACAGCGCAATCGGATTCCAGCCACGCAACTACTTGACAAACTTTGGTCTTGATGAAGTAACACAGGCTAAATTTTATCAAGGCTACATACGTCAAAAGGGTACATTAAACTCTATCAACGCATTCAATACTGTCAACGTAAACGGATCTGTCAGTGATGTTGAAGTGTACGAAGAATGGGCCATGCGTGTTGGTGAATACGGCGCATTGGACAACAATCGCAGTATTGATCTAATATTGACTGAAAGTACATTCAACGGTGATCCTGTAACACTTACTCTACTACCAAACAACGGTAGCAGCGTATCCAGCATTATTGGTGTGCAACCCAACCAACTGTACAAAACAGAAGGCAATTATACTCCTAACATTTACGTAAATCGTGACGCAAGCAGCCACTACGAACATGATATAGCAACAGCAGGTTACGTCAACATCAATGACATTGACATGACTGTGTTTGATCTTAGTACAAATCTTTCAGCAGGACTTGGTACGCTAAGTGCAAACATTGCTGGTATAGGCGTAGGAACAAAAATTTGGGTGGCCAGCGACATTACCAAAAATTGGAATGTTTATCGTGTTACTGAAACAGATAATGCAGTTAACGCATTGAACTATGCAATTGACAGCATAGTCACTGTTACTACTGACAAGCCACACGGTCTAACCCTTTATAAAGATATTGTGGTCATCGACAGCTTTGATTCTAGAGCCAATGGAGTTTACATTGTTTACAGCGTTGTTGATGCTTACAACTTTAACGTAATATTCTACGGCCAGATGTTGGATCAAATTAAACAAGCCATGACCATTACTGGTACTGGTACTTTGTTCAAGTTGGTCAGCAACAGAATTAAAACTCCAACTGATCTAAGCACAATTCAGCCACCGCATGGTTGGATTGACAACGATAAACTTTGGGTAGACAACGATTATCTAACTGGTGAATGGGCAGTATACAATAAATCAACCCCATGGTCTGGCAACGTGGACAGCAACAGCATGATGCTGGATGCAAACAGCTATGCCACTGGTACTGGTTTTGGTACAGTCAGCACAATCAGCGCCAAAGGTGCATTTGCAGCAGCAAGTAGTCCTTTACTAAACACAGGCAATGTATACGCATTTGTATCAAACGTTGCAAACAACCACACATTTACATTGGTTGCTAATATTGGACAACACAACGGTGGCACTAAGTTTGGTGCAAGTTTAGAT